AGTGAAAGCTCCTTGCTAGTAACCGTAGTTACTTAAACTTTATTGTTCGTTTTCTTGATTCTTATCATACAAAGTTAATAAAAAGGCTTAAGTGCAAATAGGGACATTGAAGTATCAGTTAAGGCCAGCTTTCTATTGAATTGTCGAACAATTAAACATAAAAAAAGCGCCCCAAAAGGAGCGGTTGTTACTTATGTAAATCAGTAGGTTAAATAAAATTGCTACACTTTTGTTGCACTATTTTTTAAAACTGCATTTGTCTTGTTTTACGTATTTTTAAACCACATTCAAAATTATTTTAAATCTACTTTAATGGGAAGTTCCCAACGGCGTCTATTAAATGTCACGGTTCCATCAATGCTTATTGGTAATTGATTGCCGTTGTAGTCGAAAACCTTTACGACTTTACCGCCTTTGTTTACCTCAGCAAGCAAATTACATGTGTGCTCAAGCTTTCCAACTTCTGTGACCATAATCATTAATTGCTGCATGATAAAACCTCGAGAGAATACAGTTGAGAATAATTTTGCTCAAAATGTGCAATTATCCAGATTATTGAGCAAATAATTGCACATTAATAAAGGCTCTTACTCAAGAGCCTTCACAATCGCACCGTGTCTTGCTTTGCAGTCATTATATTTTGCAACTGTATCAACTGACCAGATCATTAAATCTTTGCCCGTTGTTCCCGCCAATTCATTTAGATTTGGGCATGGCTGCATTAAGTTAGCTGGTATTACCGGCTTTAATGAGTTCATTGAGTTGCTGCACCCCGTCATTATTATTGCCAAAGTTATATAAATAGTACATAATTTAAACATAATTTTCATACCATAATGAGAATAAAATGAGCGCTTTTAAAGATGAAACTGGTAAAAAATTTGGAAGATTGACGGCAATTTCACATTACACAAAAACCACTCCAAACAAAAAAAGCAGAACATATTGGATATGTGAATGTGAGTGCGGAAATATTAAACATATGATGGCAGACAATCTTAGAAAGAAAGATCGAATCCCTTCATGTGGTTGCTATAAAAGTGAGTATTTTTCAAACCTAAACTCATCTCACAGACTTTCTAAAACTCGCGTTTACAGATCTTGGGCTTCTGCTAAACAAAGATGTATAAATCCTAATGACACCAACTACCACCAATATGGAGCCAGAGGCATTAAGATCTGCGATAGATGGAATTCATTTGAAAATTTTCTTGAAGATATGGGATACCCCGAAACAGCATCTCTCACTATTGAACGCATTGATGTTAATGGTGATTACGAGCCCTCCAATTGCCGATGGGCAACTTCCAAGGAGCAAGCAAGAAATAAGACCAATACCACTTTTTACGAATTTGATGGCAAGAAAATGATTATTACTGATTGGGCGGAGTTTTTAGGTATTCGTGTTATTACGCTTCGAAAGCGTCTAGAAATGGGATGGCCTATTGAAAAGGTTTTTAGTAAAAATAATCATAAATTCAATAAGCCAGTTCCTCTAAGTTCCATTGATAAGGTTGTTTAAAATACTTCGACCCTGCTCATCAATACAGCTAGACTTATAAACAGGACGCTCCACGATCTTTTGCACTTCACGCTCAATATATTCGACTTTGGTGTTTTGCTCTGCTTTGACTTTTTCATAGTCTGCGCTCACTTTATTGATCTGATTTTGCTTTTCGGCAAGGGCCTCTAAGTTTTTCTTTTCGATTTTCTGGATCTGCGACAAACACTTTTGATCGGCTTGGTTAATTTTTCCAGCTAAGTGGTTTGTGTACCCAATCTGGATTAAGTAAAGAACTGACAAAACAATGATTAATGACCAGCGCTTATTGTTTAAAATCCATGTCATGAATTAACCCCTATACATTTTGAGTGTCGTTCAAGCTGTCTGGTCCAGACTCCATAGCAGCCGTTAGAACGAATCGAACAATCACGTTTTGCAACGTACTTATATTTAAGTAATGAGTCACAAGCTGCCTTATACCTCCCTACCTTTAGATTTTTCAGCATTGATGAGCTAGACCATGCACCAATCCCGTATTGATACGTGAAATCGAGGTATAGGTCATATTCAGTTTGTGATAATTTCACGCCCTTCAATGAATCTTTAAACGCGACTTCACGCTTAGCCACATCATTTCGCAACCACTTATCTGCGGTCGCACGTGTAATTGGTGGATCTGTCATTTTTACGGGTGAGCCATCCGGTTTGAATGTTGAACCATGGCCCTGTGTTGGACGATCCCCTTTAACGGGTATCACTGGCTTTGATGTAAACCCTTCATCATTTTTTACGCCCACAAAAAAAGCAGCCGAAGCTGCTAAGAATGCTGCGATATATTTAGTCTTGTTTGACATTACAGTCACCTTTCTTTTCTAAGCTTTCTAAATAAGCTTTCAGTGCAATTTCATCGCGCTTATTTTTCTTTTTGGCGTAATACCAGTTCATTAAAAAACCAGCTAAACCAATGATGATACTGACCCAAAATGCTAAATCGATTGACCCGATCCACGCCGAAACTGCTCCTGCCACACTTCCCCCGTATGTTGCACCCTTACTGGCCGCCAAAGCGGTCGATGTATCTATAATTTGCTGATTGTCTGCCATGCAGCCCCCTAATTTCGGCAATAAAAAAGCACCCAGTTGGGTGCTATAAAATGTCTCGTTAATATTAAAAACTGATCTTATCTACTTCAGCTTTCGTTTTAGCCAGCGCAATACTCTCTCTAGCTTTTCTGCTTCTTGCATGACACATAGATACATGCTCTGCCAATGCTTGTCTTAACTTTTTTAATTCCTCCCCTGATAATGTGATAACGGTATTGTTGAATAATGTCCATTCAACCTCTACGCCTAATGCACTTGCTGCAATAATGCGGCTCTGAGACTTTTCATCTGAATCAAATTTATATCCATTAAATGAAAAACCACCGAATTCGGTGGTTTCTCTAATTTGTTTTATCTCAAGCCATTTATGCTCCTTAACCTGATCTAGAGTTCGAGGATCTACCCATTCTTTATCTTTGAAATCAAATATATGATGTTCAGAAGGTTGTTGAGGAATCTCTTTCCACTTTCCATTGCTATGGTACATATTCGCCTTGGGTGGATCTTCAACTGCAAAACAATCTTCAGGGGTATTTAATTGAATAGTCTCGTCGTTGCCAGATATCTGAAACAACAACTCACCATGTTTTGAAACTATAACTGTCATTTTTTCAACTCAATTACCGTTAATGTTCTACTCGTTAATTCAAAAGGCAATGCAGCTTGATTTGATGCATCTTTAAAGTAGGAGGCTTTAACGTTGTTTACTGAAGTGGTATTTCTGCCGATCGCAACTCTAAGGCTATATTCAGCACTGCCTGAAAATGCATTATCAATAGTTGGGGGTAACGTATAAGAGCCACTGAAGTACAAAATATTATTTTGTGTATTGGATGGGGCAAAGTAATGCCGGGCAATCTCGGTTCCGTTTCTATAAACACCAACAATTAGGCTAATTAAAGAAGCCAAATCAGCTCTTGTGGTATTACCATTGATAGAGGTTAGAACTGTAAATTGCTTTAACATTATGCCCCCACTGATTAGAGCCTTTCCTCCAGATCGAGCCATAGTAACTGATGCAACTTTACCATTTGACCAAGTAAACCAAGCATTGATAGAAGATTCATCTACAAGCTGATTATCGAAATCAGGAATATTTGAGTTAGAAGGAAAAGTTACACCAATAGGTACAGTTACAGCTTCATCTTGAATTTTTAGGGTACTAATTGCACCATCATCAATATTTGCATTTTTAACTTTAATTGTACCTAAGTCAGCGCTGATAACGCTTAAGTTATCTGCCCAAATACGATTTGCATTGATATAGCCGAAGCTACCTGAATCCACATATAAGCCTCTTGGAATTACCGTTCCATTCGGAAGGGTTAATGGTGTATTTAACAGGGACATTATCGGCTTTGGAGTTACTCCATCGACTCCAACTGGTGCGCCAAACTGGATAGTATCGTAATTAAAAATGAATGTTGAAGTGGTACCATCATTCATTGAACCATGACCAGAAACATGGCCATTTACATCGAACTTAGTAAACTGCTGAGCATAGATGCCATCTACACTTTCACTGACATTTTGAATAGACGCACTATTCTCACCGACTTTAGTTTGCAACGTTTCCGTTACTTTTATTGTTGAAGAAATAGCACTTGAATTTGCCTCGAGCTGGCGCTTGAATACGGCATTGTTCTCATTCATCTGAGCAGAAAGCTGTTCAGTAAGTTTAGCTTGAGCCAAATCGCCTTCAATACGTGCAGATTGCTCTGACCATACGCCTGCATAACCTCCTTCATTTCCGATTAAGTCAGATTCTGACCCGATCAACGGAGG